AAATCGCCAAGCTCCAGGCTGAGCTTGATGAAGTCAATTCCAGGGCAAAGGCGATTCCCGCCCCTGACCACACTCCCCAGGCTACCCCAGAAGAAAGAAAGGATGAACCCTATATGCAGAATCGTACCAAATTTTTCGGCATGACCCGCGAAGAGCGCGATCAGTTCATTGCCCGCGATGACGTCAAGACCTTCCTGACCGATGTACGCGCCGTGAAGCGCGGCGTCACCAATGGCGCTCTGCTTGTTCCCGAGGTTGTTCTTGAAGTGCTCCGCAACAACCTTGAGCAGTACAGCAAGCTCCTGCGCTTTGTAACTGTTCGCCCCGTCAAGGGCACCGCGCGTCAGAGTATCGTCGGCGCAGCTCCCGAAGGCGTTTGGATGGAAGCCGAGGGCGAGCTGAATGAACTGACCATGACTTTCAACCAGATCGAGGTTGACGGCTATATGGTGGGCGGCGTGATTTTCGTTCACAACAACCTGCTCAAAGATTCCGACTTTGCGCTTGCTTCCGAGATTATGTCTCAGCTTGGCAAGGCAATCGGCAAGGGCATTGACCGGGCTATCCTGTTCGGCACCGGCACGAATATGCCTGTGGGTATCGCTACCCGACTGGCCCAGACCTCCGCACCCTCCAACTGGGGCACTTACGCGCCTACTTGGGTAGACCTTCACACAACCAACGTGCTTAAGCTCAACATCGACGGCACCACCGGCGCAGCGTTCTACGCTTCTCTGATTGCCGCTCTTGGCGTAGCGAAGCCCAATTACACCGACGGCAAAGCCTTCTGGGTAATGAACCGCGCGACCCACATCAAGCTTATGACCAAGGCGCTTGCCTTTGATGCCGCTGCCGCTCTTCTGGCCGGCGTCAATAACCAGATGCCCATTCTTGGCGGTGATATCGTTGAGGATGAGAATATGGCCAACAACAACATCATCGGCGGCTTTGGCGCAGCTTACCTGCTGGCTGAGCGCGAAGGCGCCGAGCTGGCCTCTTCAGAGCATGTGCGGTTCGTTCAGAACCAGACCGCCTTTAAGGGCTATGGCCGTTATGACGGAATGCCTGTCTTTGGTGAGGCGTTTGTCCAGGTCAGCTTTGCAAACGCTGACGCCACCACCAGCAGCACCTTCCCGACCGACTACGCGAACACTGACATCGGCGTGCTGGGCGTGACCGCTGCGGCGCACTCCACTGCCTCCGGCAAGACCGTTCTGACCGTGAGCGGTACTGAATCCACCGGCACCACCCTGGCCTACAAGATCGGCGACTACACTGTAAGGAACGGCCAGAAGGTGGTCGGTTACACGACCTTTACCTCCGGCACCACCGGGATCGAAGCCGCCGCCGGCAAGATCATCACCGTGGTTGAACTCAACAGCGCCGGCCTGGCCATCAAGGTTGGCAGGGCTGCGTCTGTGCCGAAGGCGTAACCCCTGAATGACCGCTGAGAGTTCCTCACTGGTCCTGAGTATCGTCAAGGCCAGGCTTAACCGCCTGGCCTCCGATACCACTCTTGACCCTTACCTCACATCGAGGATCGAAGCGGCGGCATCCGAGCTGGAAGGTACGGGAATTCACCTGGTCGATAACGACGTGGAAGATCAAGTCATGTTGGCTGATTTTACTGTATGGCAATACAACAACCGAGACAAACCGGGCGGGATGCCCGACTGGCTGAGGCTTAAACGGCGCGAACGCTGGCTGAGAGATCAGGCAAAGAACGAAGGTGATCAGGTTGATTCTTGACGCTGGTATCTGCACGATTTATGCCACCGCAAACGGCGCGGCCGCAGGTGGAAAGCCAATTGAACAACTGACACAAAAATTCCAGTCTTGGTATGCCGAACTGGATTTTTCGAGCGATACGAACTATGCGACCGAATACCGCGAGGATGTCGAAGCATCGGCCAGAATCAGAATCCACCAAAATCGCAGCATTACCACGCGTGACGCGGCGAAGATCGGCGGGCTGACATATGAAATCGTGCGAACCTACCACGGAACGGACGATGATAACAGCCAACCAATCACCGACCTGACGCTAAGGAGGGTGAGCTGATGTACGCTATTCTGACTGCATTCAAAGCACTCCTGCTGACGGTTGACGCAAACATATCTCACTACTTCGGTCTGAGCGACGGCGAACCGTGGCAGCCCTATACCGTGTGGACGGAATACGAACTGGACGGGCTGCACGGAGGCGACACCTACGCGGAGCCGGTCTGGCGGGTGCTGATTGAGAGATACACCAAGACCGAGAATGACGCTGTTGTGCTGGCCATGATGGCAAAACTTGAAACCGCTCCGGGCGTAACGTTTCAGTATTCTCTGCGCCGTAATCAGGAACTCGGAATGCTCTGTCACGCGTGGGATTGCGAGGTATCAAGTGGCACGCTTTGAGGTTGAGGGGCTTGATTTAATCATCGCGGATATGAAACGTCACGGAGAACTTGCGGGTGAAACAGCGCAGGAAATGCTCATGGCCGGGGCCGAGGAAGTCAAGCAAGCCTGGAAGGGCGAAGCCGAGCGCCGGAGGTTCCGTGATACATCAGCGATGATTAACAGCATAGGCTTTCCGAGGGCTGCAAAACGCGCCTCTGACATCCTGACAATTGACATCTATCCACAGGGTAAAGATGCTCGGGGTGTTAGAAACGCTGAAAAGGCTTTCATCCTCCACTGGGGCACTAATTCAAAATCAACGCGGCGACGGAAATCAAAGAAGAAATTCTCCGGTCCCGGAATCCCGCGCACACTGTGGGTAGACGATGCAGACCGAGCCTCCGGGCCGCGTGTGCTTGACGCTTATACCCGCATATGGGACGCATTTTTGAAAGGATAATAAAACATGGCAAGAATTGGATTACCTTATGGGGTGTTCGCGCCTATTGTTAGCGAACCGACCGGGGGCGCTATCGTGTATGGCGCTCCCACTGTTTTTGACGCAGCGGCGACCGGAAAGATGATTGAGGCCAACGTGTCGTATAAGCACGCGGATAACCCGTTGTATGGCGGTGACGGAATCGCCGAGAATGATAACAGTATCGTAGGCGGCACACTGGCGGTTGGCACTACTTCGCTCCCGCCTGCCGCGCGTGTGGCTATTCTCGGGCACGAGCTGAACGGCACGACCTACAATGAAAACGCTGACCCAAGTCCGAATGGCGGGTTTTGGTACGTCACGGCTGAGGTTGAGGGCGGCGTAAAGAAGTGGTATGGCTATCAAATCCACAAGACGCAGCTTGCGATGGCGGAGGACAACGCCACCACCAAAGAGAACTCCATCGAATGGCAGACACCGGCGCTGGAAGGCCCGATCATGGGTGTTGTCATTGATAACACTGGTAAGGCCCGGTACAGGGCATATGAAGTGTTCTCCACCTACGCGGCCGCAAAGGCTTGGGTTGACGGAAAGGCCGGCGTCGGTCAGACGCTTGCCGCCACACCTACCGCCACTCCCGCAGCGGGTGTAGTTGCGTCTGGCGCTACTGTTTTGCTGGCGTCCGCGACTCTCGGCGCGACGATCTACTACACGACCGACGGCAGCGATCCGACCATCGGAAGCATGGTCTACAGCGATCCGATTGCCGTTTACGCGGCCATGACCATCAAGGCCATTGCGGTCAAGGCTGGTTTGGCGAACAGCGCTATTCTGAGCGCGGCCTATACCGTCGAGGATTAACTGATCGGGGGCGGGTAACTCCGCCCCCTTTTTCTGGAGGAGGTTTTATGTCGGATATTTCGGTCAAGATCGGCAAGAAAGAATATGAATTAGTATGTAACACCGCCGCTTATGTGGAAATCTGCAAGAAGTACGGCGGTGTTGAGGAAATGGCTGAGACCTTTCGGGGCGAGGAAATCAGCGAATATGACAGCCCCGAGGTGCAGGCGCAGAAACGAGCCGATGCGTCCAAAGCGGCAAACAAGCTATTTGAGGTTATCCCGTGGCTGGTTGCCGTGCTTGCGAATCAGGGCGAGATGCTCAGGCTTGGCAAGACAAAACTTTCCGATGACGAAAAACTCACCGAGGAAGCCGTGCTGTTCTTGACAACGCCGAAACAGATTAAAGACCTTGCGGCTCCGGCGATGGAGGCTATCTCAATCGGTTTTGGCATGGAGCACAAACAGCCCGATGGAAACTCTCTGCTGGATGAAGTGGAGCGGCAAGAGCGAAAAAACGCGGAGAGCGCAGCGGAATAAGCCCGTTGCGCTTGATCGGAATGGCGCTGCAGGTTGGTTTGACCGAGGAATCAGCGATGATGAAGCGGCCTGGAGAGATTTTCGACCTGTGGTTATGGCTCAGAGAGTACGATGACGAACTGCACGGAATAAAGCGGAGGGCGAGGTGATCTAATGTCTGAGACGCGGGAAATCAAGACAACGCTGGCCATTGATGGAGAAAAGCAATTCAAGGCCGCGATGGATGAAGCCTACCGCGGCATGAAAGTGCTCGGTTCGGAGATGAAACTGAATACCGCCGTTTTTGGGGATAATGCCTCCAGCTTGGAAGGGCTGACCAAGAAGGGCGAGATTTTAGGCAAGCAAATCTCTCAGCAGAAAGAAATCGTTGCCGCGCTGTCAAAAGCTGTGCAGGATTCAGCGTCAGCATATGGCGAGAACGATAAACGCACAGACGCATATCGAATCAAATTAAATAACGCGACTGCCGCTCTGAACAACATGGAGGGCGAGCTTAAAGAGAACAGCTCCGCTATTGAGAATTTCGGCAAAGAAACTCAATCGGCTGGCGAAAAGACAAAGACCTGGAATGAAAAACTGCAAGCGCTCAGCGACGGTTTGCAGTCCGGTATAGACGTTCTCAAGCCTGTTTCTGCAGGTATCGCGGCGATTGGTGCCGCCGCTATTGCGGCAGGAAAGCAGTTATTTGACCTCACTGTCGGAACCGGCAAATGGGCTGATGGACTGATCACCACATCGGTTCAGACCGGGGTTAGCACTACTGCCTTGCAGGAATGGGGATACGCTGCTCAGTTCATTGACACCGAAGTTGAAACCATGACCGGCAGCATGGCTAAAATGATCCGGCAGCTTACGGCGGCAAAAGAAGGTACTGGCGCGTCAGCCGAGGCTTTCAAAACTCTCGGAGTAAACATAACTGATTCAAGCGGGCAACTCCTGAACTCTCAAGAGATTTTCTTCGCGTCAATAGACGCGCTCGGACGTATTGCCAACGAAACCGAGCGAGATGCTTTGGCTATGCAGCTGTTCGGAAAATCGGCGCAGGAACTAAACCCGCTGATTATTGCAGGATCGGACGAATTGAAGCGGCTCGGGCAAGAAGCGCAGTCAATGGGCATCATTATGGGCGAGGAAGGCGTGAGCAAACTCGGTCTATTCGACGATAAAATGAACGTGTTTAACTCGACCATTACCGGCATGAAAAACAACATTGCGCTTGCCCTCACTCCCGCAATGGACAAAATCATTAGCGTTGTGCAGGGTGTGGCCGATAAATTCTCACAATGGCTTAACAGCCCGGCAGCTCAAACGCTGTTGACAAATTTAACCGATAGGATCATCAATCTGGCGGATAATGTCGGGGGCAATCTCGACGGCGTGCTTAATGGAATAATTTCAGCGTTTGAAACAATCGGGAAAGTTCTCGGCTTTGTCATTGAGAATTTTGATACACTTGCAACAATCGGAATTGTTGTTACCACAATGTTGACGGGCCTTAAAGTTGCTCAAATCGCCGTTAACATAGCAATGTCAACTAATCCGATCGGCGCGGTTATTCTCGGAATTACTGCACTCGTTTCGGCGATCGTGATCCTGATCAGGAATTGGGATGACGTGAAAGCGGCCGTTGTAAAGGCGTGGGAAGGAATCAAAACGTCTGTCATGAACGGCGTGGAAAGCATCAAGGGATTTTTCGGCGATCTGTGGGAATGGCTCAAAAACTTCCCAAGCAAAATGCTGGATATTGGCGTCAACATCGTCAAAGGCATTTGGGAGGGAATTAAATCATCGGCCACATGGTTCTGGGAAAATCTCAAACAATGGTTTAGTGATGCGCTCGGATGGATCGGCGATTTGCTGGGCATCCATTCACCTTCACGCGTCATGGCCGACAAAATCGGCAAGCCAATGGTGCAAGGCGTCGCTGTGGGCATCCTTAAAAACGCCGGTCTGGTTAACGACGCAATGGAAAGCATTGTCCCTGATACATCCGGTATGCTGGGCGCTCTCGGCAATTTCGACCGGATCAGTGGGCCTATTAGTGTGACGGGCAAATCATCCCTGACCGTATCGCTTGACGATTCGGCGCTTGACCGGCTGGCCTCGAAACTGGCCGACGTGATCAATCTGGACGGCGCGGCTGTTGTGCTCAATGACCGCGAAATGGGCCGATGGGTGAGAAAGGTGGCGCTGGCATGATCATCAAGT